TGCGTCAACGATGAACTGAGTGTCTCCTTCACTTCTGAAGTTCCTAAAGGGGTCATTTGCAAATGCAACAACTTCTTTTCCTTTATACATAAATGGTTCTTTACCGATATCCATTCTATATTCCGCAAAATCTTCGGTACCCATACCAACCTCTTCACCGTCAACGGTTGCCACAATAATTTCTGTTGGCATAAAAACAATATTGTCATCCCAATCAAAAGCATAATACTTTAAATCAGGATTACCGGCATCGTCAAAACCCTCACGTAAAAGTTTTTCTTCTAAAAACTCTTTTAAAACTTTTTTAAACATTTTTGTTTTTTGCAATTTTTTCAATTAATCTTTCTAATTGAGATTCAGAAACAATGATATTTTGTGATTTTTTTGAAAATGACTTTTTACCTGTTTTAGGTAAGTTAAGATTTTCATTTAATTTTGATTTTTTGAATTCCATGGTTTTTCTTTGTTTAGGCTAAAAGAGGGGTTGATAAACAACCCCCCTATTTTTAATTATTAAATGTCTTCAAAAGACGCTCCTGTTGGAGTAATCAAGAATTCGATGTCGATGAATTCAAGTGCTCTTGTTGGTTTCAAGTAAATCTTACCAACCAATTGGTTAGCATCGATATCTTCAGGACTGTTTGAAACTGTAACTCTGAAGTCTACTAAACCTCTATCTCTTCTGATTGAATCCAAAATTGGGTTTACAGAATCCAAGAAGTCTTGTCTTACCTGTTCGTCATTTTGTTCAAACAACAATCTGATAGCCACCGCTGAAATCAATTTACGTGATTGTAGTAATAATCTTCTTACGTTGATTCTGTCAAGTGCTGATTGTCTAATTTGTAGAGTTTTGTTACCCCAAATTACTGTTCCTACATCTGAGAAAGTTGCAATTGGGTTAATTCTACCTTCATACAAAGTATCACGAGCTTCTTGTGTTAGTTTCACACGAGCTTTAACCGCATTTACTAAACCTCTTGTGTAACCCGCAGTTGCAAACCATGGGAATGCAATGTTATCAGTCAATGCTAAGTTTCTTACAACTTCAGAAGTTGGTGGAATGTATACTTGAGTGTTATTTACACCGTCTCTAACCAAAATCCAAGGGTAGTAAGTTGCTGTGTAGTTAGAATCAATATTACTTTCTTCTAAGTTATCAACTGCTTCTTGTGGGTAGATAAAATCTGCTTGGAAGTTAGATGTTGTTGGTGCGTACATGTCGTAGTCAGGAGTAGTACAGACGTATAGTGAATCTGCTCTGTCTGATTCAATCATATCAATTGCTTGTTCAACCAAGTTTGAGTTATTAACATAATCAATACCTGGTGTTACAAACACGTTAATGTTAACCGCTTCAGGGTTTGCAAATGTTTGTTGACCAACTAAGTATGCATAGTAGTCAGTGTTACCGTAATCTTGTGTATTATCACCAATTGTAATCTGCTTAAATGCTCCCCAACCTGTTGCGTTTGGATATGATGCCGATTGTAATGGTGATGCACCTTTTAAGTAACCTGGTTGACCCAACATAAATGTGTCAGTGTTACTTCTATATTCTCTATAAATGTCCCATCCATCAAAACCACCTTGAGCCACTAACGAGAATTTTCTTGCAAAAGTTCTGTAGTATGGATTAGATTGATTTGTTGGGTCAGATTGGAATGATGCTGAACCACACTCAAATGCTGTTTGACCTGAAGTAACGTAAATGTTAGCGATTGTAACTGCAGTTGCTCCTGAGTCCATGTGGAAACCAGGTGTGATGTAATTCCAAGGTGCACTATCGGTAGCACAACATAAGTTAGTTGGGTTTTGTTTTCCTTTGTATTGGAAGAAATCGTAATCGATACCAACAGTATTTGAAATACCTAAGTATGTTTTTCTTACGTTATCACCTGAAGATAGTGTTGTATTATCTGTACCTGTTGAAGTACCGAATGGTGGGTTCCAAATTTGTTGACCTGGATAGTTGTATTCTGTTTTAAAGATTACAAATGGTGAATTTGCTCCTTGATATTCTCTGAAGTTAAATCCTTCAAAACCACAAGGTAGTGAATCAATCGGTGCATCTTCATCCATTTCAACCATAATAAAAGTTGATTTTAATTCAAACTCACCATTAGATGTACCAATTTTCTTAGCTACGAAACTGTTAGAACCTGGGTCCATAGTACAGTTAGTGAATTTTTCAAGAACGATTGGATTTGCATCTGTATCGTAGAAGTCTCTAACAATAATATCAAATGTCATGTTATTAAATGACATGTTTGCAATTGACATTTTAACTAATTGGTTAGCTGAGTTACCATCAGAAATTAACACGAATCTGAAAAGTCTATAAACTGTATTACCACGAAGTTCAGATACCACAAATGGTGTTGCCGGTGTTTGGTATTGCTCCAAGTACCAACCAATTGATGAGTTAGTTCCATTATCTTCTCTTGCGGATGGTAAAGAAATTAATGTTGAGTTTAATCCTCTAACATAACCTTTTCTGTAACTCCAATTCATCAAGTTGTAGAAAGTTTCTTCTAAGAATAAAGGAACCTCAGTTCTTGGTTTACCAAAATTGGTCATACCAAATACTTTAGAAATATAATCTGGGTCTGAAGTCGAGAATGATGTTTCAAAGTTGAAGTTTTGACCTTCGTTGGTTACACCTGAGATTGCAAATGATGCGTATGGGTTTTCTAACACGTCAGAATAAGAACCTGTAGTAGTGTCCATAATAACTTGTGACATACCTGATACTGTGTATACAGGGCCTCCACTTGAGTCTGAGTTTAATCCTCTTGAACGAAGTGTTGCGATTACAACATTGTTATAATCTGTGTATGCTGTAGCAACAAAGTTTAATACTGTTCCCGAAACTGTACCTGAGAATGAACCAGGTGTTGCTGTAGGTCCAAAATTGGAACCTATAACTGAGTTAAATGATATACCATCGTAGTTATTACCGGATTGTGGGTCAAAAGCTGCGTAGTACCATGTATCCATTGTACTTGCGGTGTAATCTGCATTTGCAGTTGTCGTTCCTGAAGTACCTAAGAAATTAGTAACACCTGTGTAACCCGCACCAGTATAAGAGTTAAATGTTGATGCTGACATGATACCCCATTGACCCATAGTAGAAGCACTTAATGAGTTAGTTGTACATGCAGAAACAATAAACGATGCCAATTGTCCTGACATGGTAGTTGAACTTCCATTGAATAGTGTTACTGTGTCACCGATGTAAGTACTAATTGGTGGTGAAAATGCTCCAAATGTTACAGTTCCACCTGTAGAACCTGTAAATGAAACAGACCAAGCTTGTTGAGTAGTTGCTGAAATAGTTGTAGGGTCCAAGTTAGCTTGCATTGTGATTGACCAAGATGGTCCTGCGTCATAACCTGATAGACCTAAAACTCTTGTCACAAATAACTGATTAGATTGTGATAGATACGCTTTGGCGATGTATGCTGCCTCGTACTTTGGAATTTGAGTGTTTACGAATTTAGTTGGGTTTGTACCACCAAATAGTGCTGTAAATTCATCGTAGTTTGCTACGAAGATAGGTTCGAATGCGGGACCTGTTAAAGTCTCACCAACGATACCCAAAGTTGTTACACCAACACTTTGTGCTACAAAACTTAAATCTCTTTCTGATGTGTATACACCGGGAGAAACGAAGACTTTGTTAGATGTTGCCATTGTTTTTTATTAGTTTCGGAATTTATTTTATGTATAAATATTTCAAAAAATTTAAAAGAACATTTACTCTGGTAGTATATTTATTAAGTAGTGAGAAAAAAATCTACCTTTTTTCTACCTTATTTTTTATGAAAGAAATCAAGAACTTAAAAATATCAAAACAAACCCACACAATACTTAAAAACCATTGTGATAAAAACGGGTTAAAGATGTACGCTTTTTTGGAACAGTTAATAATAAAAAACTGTTCACCTAAGAAAGATATATACGGAGAAGATTAAAGTAGAGTTGCGGTGGTAAACAAAGTTGCCGTCTGACCTGCAGTATCTTTGGTGATTTCAATCCTTAATACATCGTGGGTATTAATTTGGATTTCAGTAACATCATCACCATAATAATCATTATTGATGTATACTGACCAAGTATCAACATTATCTTTACCCGACACAAAAACATTGGCAGTGTAGTTAAATGTTTGAGTTACTTCAGTATTACCCGTACCAAATTGGAAGTCCACATTTGTTGAGTTACTAACAGGTGACATCTTAGCCTTTCTTGCTCTTGTTTTTGTATCAACTTCAATAAGTTGTAGTAATCTTGATACTGCCGGTTTGACTTCAAACTCTTCTTCATCAATTAAAAATCCCATCATTAAAAACTCATATGTTTGTACATAATATTTTCTCTTATCAACATCCATTGATGAATCATCTGAAATGTTTTGTAAAACAATCGGAATGTAACTACCTTTAACAAAGGTATATGCTTGTCTTGAACTAAACTTTTGTAATATAATTCGGTTAAATTGATTTAACTCTCTCATTCTATTACAAACAATTTTAACCTGATAAGTTATATCAACAGGGACTGGTTGAGGTATTTTATAAACATCCATACCCTTTCTGTTACCATCCCAAGTTGGAACTTTAGCCCAATAAAATTGTCTTCTGTTAGGAATAGTATATGTTAATGAAGGATTACTTCCGTATTTAACCTCTGGCTGTCTTACTGTTGTAATAAAAGGAGGGATAGGATTACCATTTAAATCCTGAAAATTCCATGTTTGTGCAAACTGTGCCCAATTCTGAAGAGTAATAATAACATCAATAGATGGTACAATAGCCCCCTCGACCACACATTTTAAATCATTCTTTACAAAATCCAACATACCCCTATCCAAATCGGCATGTAAAATAGATTTAGGAAGATAAGTTCCGTCCTTTGTAATATAAGATAACAACTCTTCCCTACGAGCAAGTCCTGTAGGTACCGTATTGATATTAATATTTGTTTTTATTTTTTTAGGAGGTAATGCCATTATAATCCATTAAACTCATTAATACTAACGGGTGTTGCAGTGTAAGAGTAGTAAAAACTCTTATAACCTCCGTAGGTATGTTTATTATCGTAGTCAGGAGTACCTGCATCAATTACATTATAATATCTTATTTCACTCTCTTTAATCCAATAACCAATATAATCGCCAACTTTAATATCGATTGCCAATTCTTCCAATTCTTTGTGATAGACAGAAAAGGTCATATTACCAGGTTCGTTTTGCATGACTCTACTACCATTTATATATTGGTTGGTAGCCTCTTCAATACGAACTAAAGCCCTAAACTCAACAGGTGGTTGGAATTGTATACCCCCATTAATCACTTCACCATAAACATCATCTTTGTTGGTCTTTTGTATATCAACACTATACAACACCAAAGTGAAGTTCAAATCACCATTAAGGTATTCCCTACCCATTTCAATTTCAAGGGCAAAATCATCTTGTCCGAAGAACTTTTCTAATCGTGTAATTGGAACTCTGCGTGTCATCCTTGATAAATATTACAAATTTGATTATCTTTTTAATTATTTAGTTCAATGCAAGAACAAAGTGTTAAATCCAACATACCTGAAATCAGGGCACTCCGTATTTTAGAAACATACGAGGGGTTTAATAATTATATACTTGGTATTAAAAAAAAGGTAGAGACCCAAAAACACTTCAAGATTACAAGACCACAATCTGATTATGTTTTAGATTTCCATAAAATAGTACCAAAAGTAGCACGTAAGTGGGTTCCGTTGGATAAATATTTTTCCAAAAGAATGATGGAGGACAAACTCCTTACACGTCAACCTGAGCAAATTTACGTTGAAAAGATTTTAGCCGAAAAAGATAAAGCATTTCACATTTATGGTAAGTTGTTTGAGTCTGAGGACCTTCATGAGTTTTGGTTACCGAGGGCTGCGATTGTACCAAACAAAGAAAGGGTTGTCGAAATTGATTATTCAAAATACACCCAACGACCACCACTAGAACACCAAAAAGAAGCCATAAGAAAATTAGTTTCTAATGATAAGTTTATTCTTGCTGACGATATGGGTTTGGGTAAAACAACATCCACGGTAATCGCATCTTTGGAAATCAAATCAAAAAAAGTTTTAATTATTTGTCCAGCATCTTTAAAGATTAACTGGCAAAGAGAAATTGCAAACTATACCGATAGAAAAGTATCAATTGTTGAAGGTAAGAATTGGGAGTCAGGTGATTATGTGATAGTAAACTACGACATCTTAAAAAACTTTTACGACCCAAAAGATATTAAAAATTCACAAATAATTAATGAAAATTTTGATTTAGTGGTGGTAGACGAAGCTCATTACATTCAAAACAAACAAGCACAAAGAACTAAACTTGTTAATGATATCTGTAAAAAAATTGGACGTATTTGGTTATTGACAGGTACACCAATGACATCAAGACCGATTAACTATTTTAATCTTTTGGATTTGGTGGACTCACCCGTTGCTTGGAATTGGATGGCATATGTTAGAAGATACTGTGAAGGATATCAGTTCAAAGTTGGTAATAGGAAAGTTTGGAAGTTAGATGGAGCATCAAATTTGGAAGAATTACGTGACAGAACAAAACCACAAGTTTTACGAAGACTAAAACAGGATATATTAGACTTACCCGATAAGATTATTACACCAGTGTATCTTAATTTAAAGTCAAAACAATACGAAGCATTAATGGGTGAATACTATGATTGGTACGAATCTTCTGAAGAGTCAAAATCACTCACAGTTCAATTCTCAAAGTTGATGAAAGTAAGACAAATAATTGCAGAGGAAAAGATAAAACAAACCATTGAGGTGGCGGAAAACGTCATTGAACAAGGTAAAAAGGTTATTATCTTCACAAACTTTACAAACACTCTAAATCAAATAAAAGAACATTTTGGTAAATCTGCCGTTACACTTGATGGTTCAATGAGTAAACCTGCAAGACAAAACTCTGTTGACCAATTCCAAGAAAACGACAAAATAAAAGTGTTTATTGGTAATTTAAAAGCTGCGGGTGTTGGTATTACATTAACCGCAGCAGAAGCTGTTATTATGAATGATTTATCATTTGTACCCGCAGACCATGCACAGGCAGAAGATAGAGCATACCGATACGGACAAAAATCAAATGTTTCTATTTTTTATCCTCTTTTTGATAATACTATTGAAGGAGTGATATATGACATCCTAAATAAAAAGAAAAATATTATTTCCACCGTAATGGGTGATAATGAAGATAAGGGGGGTATTTTAGAAGAAATTCTTAACTCAATATCCCGACGAAGATAAAGTAATTCCGTTAACGAGTTATTTATTAAAAAAAGAAAAAAATGAAATTTGTAAAACAAAGAAAAAAGATTGAGGAGTTGGAAAAATTAATTACAGACCAGCCAAGTAGCGGTGACACCCAACAAATTGACGAAGCCAAAAAAGAAACTACAACAAAAATCAAAGTAGAAAAATTACCATATTCATACACATCACTCTCAAGGTTTATTGATAGTGAAACCATGAATACACATTATAACAAACACTACAAAGGTTATGTTGAAAAATTAAACTTGGCGTTAGAAAAAATTAAAGACAAAGATTTAGAATTAGAAAATATCATAAAAGGTATTTCAAGATATAATGTAACAATCCACAACAACGCTGGTGGAGCGTATAATCACGAACTTTTTTGGAAAATGTTGTCACCTAAACAACAAAAACCTACAGGACCTGTTTACGACAAGATTGTAAAAAAATATGGTGACTATGAAAAATTCAAACAAGAATTTATTAGAAAAGCAAAAACTGTATTTGGTTCAGGTTGGGTTTGGTTAGTTTTGACTAAAAGTGGGGATTTAAAAATCATGACAACAAGAAACCAAGACAACCCATTAATGAATTCAATTACTGATGGTGGTTATCCGTTATTAGGGTTAGATTTATGGGAACACTCATATTACTTAAAATACCTAAATAAAAGAGATGAATATGTTAAAAATTTCTTCACTGTAATTAATTGGAGTTATGTAAATTTTAGATTTGATTCAAAAACAAAGAAAAAAATTAATGAGACTCGTGATGTTAAAAACATAATTCTTGAAGGAGCATCAAGAGGATGTAATCCTTCTCAGGTAAACACATATAGACAAATTTTTAATACTAATCCTGAAGTTAAGAAAAAGTTTATGTTTGCAATTATGAACATTTTAAAAGAAGTTTTTGCGGATTTTTGGTATGAAAAAAATCAATACAGTGAAGGTCAAATGTCAGGTGTTTATGACTACGAACAAGCAGGTAGGTCAGTAATTAATAAGTTGAATACAAACTACACCGCATTTTGTACTTTAGTTAATGACATAAATGAAGTGTTAAAAAAATACGGAGTTGATACAATTAACATGGTGGGACAAAAACCTGAGGTACAACTCAAGGAAACTGAAAGATTAATAAAATATCTCATTGAATTTAGATATAGAATCTTCAATCCTGAAGCTTCAACATTCAAAACACTAATGTCAGGACTTGACACCACTAACAAATTTGGTGACAAAAGAGAGGTTAATGCGGTTGATAATTTGAAAAAAATATTTAATACGGATGAGGTTTTAAAAGTCGGTGAACTTGGTGATGTTAATGATATGTTGGGTGGTGTTGACGCCATAATTAAAATTGATGGTGTAGAAAAAACGGCACAAATTAAACCATTTTCAAGAACCGAAGAAAAAGACGGAATTATAACGGTATATGATACTGGTAATGTAAAAAGATATAAAGTTGATTATTTAGTTTTTCACCGTGATAATAAAGGAACTTTAGTTTTTAGTAATAAAAACACCAATATAGTTAACGGAAATTATACTTTCCCTGTCGATGATTTAATTAATAAGTAATAAATCATCTTTCCATAATATTTATAGGGAAATAGTTTTCCATGGCAATTATTACGGGCACAGAAAGAACAAAATTATATACAAGAATTAGACACCTCTTAGGTGCTCCTATACGTGGTGTTGAGATTGAAGACGAAATGATGGATTCATTATTGGAATTATCTGTTGAAGATTATTCACAATATGTTCTTGATTGGTTAATTGAATCACAATGGACATCTATCTACGGTATGGACTTAGATACCCAATCATTAGCAAACGCTTTCATCACAAGAAGTTTAGATTGGGAAACTCAGTACACTTACGCATACTCAAAGATTGTAGGTTTACAAGCTGGTGGTCCGTGGGTACTTAAGAAAGACTATTTTGACTTAGTTCCAAACCAACAAATTTATGAAATCCCTGCAGGAAGAGAAATTAATGAACTTCTTTGGTTTACTAGACCTGAATTGGATTCCGCTTATTTTGACCCATTTATGGGTGGATTTGGTGGTATGGGTGGTATTGGTTTAGGTGGTGGTGCAGGTTTTTCACAATTAGGAACCACGGGTAACTATTTCATTACACCAGCCTTCGACATTCTTTTAAGGATGCAAGATATTAACCTTAAGAGAAGAATTATCTCAGGTGATTTAACTTATAGAATTACAGCATTACCTGAAGGTAAAAAGGCGGTGATGTTATATAACGTACCTGGTGGAAAATTTGATTTTGGTAATATTACAAATAACCAACACCGTGTTTGGTATTGGTATTACGATACGTTTGATAGAGACGATTGTTTAGCCGAAAATCCTGATGTTGTAAAATTACCATCAGATGTAACAATAGATAATTTAAGATGGGCTGAACTTAACGCACCTGCACAAACTTGGGTACGTAGATGGTTTACCGCATACGTAAAAGAAACTTTAGGTAGAGTAAGAGGAAAGTATTCGGGTGATTTAAAAACACCTGATAGTGAATTGAAAATGGATTATGATTCACTACTTACAGAATCAAAAGATGAAAAATCTAAGTTAATGGAAGAATTACAACAAAGATTAGAAAGACTCCGTCCTGACAAACAAATGGAAATTCAGGCCAATTTAGCTGAACAACTTAACAAGTCTTTACAGTACAGAGCTTTACCTAGACAAATGTATGTGATATAATTTTTCCATGGCAGTATTTAAATCAACACCAATAACCAAAATTATTAACGGAATAACAGTAGAAGCTTCAAATGTTTCTGTAGTTACCGATGCATCATACACCACCACAGGTGAATACACAATCATAGTTAGAGATGTACCGAAGTGTGTAGTAACATTAGACTCTAAAACAACAGAACATGTTGTTATTAAAGCAATGACTGAGGTATTAATTTCATCACCAAATGAAAAAATTGATGACGATTACAACGAAATTTTAATACAAAAAGGGGCTTGTGTTGAAATGCGTTTTGTAATTAATAAGTGGTATATCTTATCATCAGACGGATTGAAGAATTCTTAGTTCATAAATTGAGCAGCTAGAATATCATCAACAAAATCATCGTCACTCCAATCCTTAGATTTATCAATTGGTTTTTCATGACCTTGCATGATACTCCTATTTTTTTCAACATATTCTGTGTTAACTAATCCAATAGTATTTTCCAAGTACATATAATACGGGTCAATATTAACATTAGACCAGAACTCCACTTCACCTTCAGATAAAGTTAAAACTTCATCCAAAGTATCTTGGTCACCTTCTCTACGTGGGAATCCTCTAACAAGACGAGATTGTTGTTTAGTAAAAAACTTTCTTTCTTTGGGGTCTTCAATCAAAATTTCATCACGAATATCAGGTGAGAATACAACCAACAAAGGTTCAATACGTTTGTTAAATGCTGCCAAATATCTTGGTATATTGTAGTCACCCAACAAATCAGGTTTAGTTTCAATATCTTTTTCATTTACCAAGTAACAGTTTACAGTTACCGTATCACCTTTTTTCTGAACATCACCGTGAGATTTTCTAGCTCCGTTATTAACATAATAAACGGTATCTCCAAGACCTGCAGATATATTATTAACCAAAAGAAGTTCCATATGTGCTTGTCGTGACATCAATGAACCTGATTTTGTTTTCTTAGTGACGTGTAGTTTGTATTCCTGAATTGATTGTTTTACACGAGCTTTGTTTGCAATTTTAGCAATTGGAATTTTCTTGTTGTAAATCATATCAACATACTCATAATAGAATTCCAAAAACTCGTGACCCTTACCGTCTAACAACATTCTCAATCCTGAGTCCAAGAATTCTGCAACATATGTCTGTAGTTTTTTTGACTTAATACTATTACCTGTAAGTTTTACTTTACCCTTGTCAGTTAACAAGGCATAGTTCTTACGAGCCACGTTAATTGTTGCCGGCCAAATACCATCAATATCCAATCCCATTTCATCTCTCATGAATAAATCGTTGTACTCAGCAACATCAGCTTCGGCACCAAAGTATTCTTTTCCCTCTTCAACCAAACCGTTTAATCCCTTACCGATATACATGTAAGTGTCTCGACTTTCAGGTGTTGCAAAGTTTACACCGTCCGTATCCATAACCAATGGTTCATACCCACGTTCCATAAACCACATAATCATCTGACGAAGATACTGTCGACCTGTACAAGTAATCTGTTCTCCCATGTCCATATCACCCCAAGGAAACACTTGAGGTGCTGAAAGAGAACCAAAGAATGCGTTAATAAAAATCTTAATTGGTAACTGTTTACGTGCGTATTGTGAAGATAATTTTGGGTCTGTTTTATAATGTTCCTCGGCAAGTTTCTTATAACGGATACGAGTATCACGGAAATACTTCAACATACTCTTCATCGCACCTGTTACATCACACTTAGGGAATACATCATGAACCAACTGAATAGATGGATACAGTGAAGAGTAGTCAAGTTTTAATACCTCACGAGAATATCCAACTTGTAAAAGTCGTGACAGTCCACCTGTAAATGAACGTTTAGGTCCTTTAGCGGGTATCGCCAAACCGTTCTTATAAGACCACGATGCCATAATCATCTTCCACAATGTGGCAGTACCCATGGTTGAAAGTCTTTCGTATGTCGTGGGAACCAACTTAGCAAGAAGAAAGTTAGCTTGGTTGAACTCCTCGTCCACTACCATGGTTTCCCAAATATCGTCATAAAGGTATCTCTCAACAATATAATTTCCTGTAACCTCTTCAAACTTACCAGGAAACTTAGTCATGATGTCTTGAGTACCCGGGTCACCATCTTCCCTATATCCACCACTTTGAGGATTAAAATAATACTTTGCATCTGAAAAGTAAGTTTTACCAATCCTATCACCTTTAACATAAACTCGGTTTTCTTTTTCAGCACCGATAAATTGGGTAATGTATTTAAGTCCCCAACTCTTAATGTCAGAGTTAATAGCCTGAGCTCGTCTAACAGCGTGTGCGATGTCCAATACGTTGTAACCCCACATCATTGTTTGTGTATATGGTTCCATTTCGTTTGCCAACTTTAACATTCCTTCTTTCTGACGAATAGATACCGAAGGATTTAAAGTCTTGGCGATTTTTTTGATATCCATCTTTAATATTTCCGCACGTTTTAGAATAAACGGAAAGTCAAAGAAGGCTGAGTTATACCCACCAATAAGTGCGGGTTTTAATTTATTGATAGTATCAAAAAAATCAATAATCATTTGTCTCTCCTCTTGTTCGTTCTGTGCGGAGATAACGTGTTCAAAACCACGGTTGTCTTTCATTCCAATTAGGAAGATACTATCTTTTTTAGCATCCAAACCCGTGGTCTCGATATCGAATACAAATCGGTGTAGTTCATCGTATTCTTCAAAACCTTTAAACAATCTTTTACTTTTTTGAACGAGATACTGTTCGACGGGGGGTAATATGTGAATGTCATCACTATTATCACGGTTCCATGGGTCTAACCCACCTGTTCTAAAAAAGTTTACTAAATCTTGATATGTCTTTGTAGTTTTAACCAAAAACTTAAGTCCATTTTCTAAACGCTCGTCACCCTCAGAACTTAATTTTTCAATAATAATTCCATGTTTAGACATGGCTTCTTTTTGAAGTCCCTTTGAACTTTTGTAGAAATTTTTGTTGTGTAAACTTCCAACCCAAGCAAACGGAATAAATGTGTCCGTTTTAATTTGTTTACCCTGAATTGGGTCGTGAATTACTTTGTAAATTTTGTTTGATGCATAATCATACTCAAGGGCGACTATGTATTTTTCTGGGTCCTCTCCCAGTAGGAATTGTTCAATTTCTTGTTGTGATACCATAATAATATTTTTTTTTGAGACATTATACTCTCAACTAAGTTGAGATTACTCTTCCTCAATAAATATATTAAGTATATCCTCAGATGTCAAATAATATTGATGTAAAGTGTTTCTCTGATTGGTGCGATTAACTCACCCATCGAGTTAATAATTGAGAATTCACCGATGAAACGACCTGCTCTTCTTGTATCCCTTTCGTTCCATTTGTAATATATGTAATATTCTTTTGTTGTGTCAACCTCAACTGCGGTTTTTTCAACAATATACGCATTACCCATTAAAATTTTTGGTATCCCTGTTGACTCCTCTTTCATCGAAAACCTAATTGTAGCATTGTCTAACTCCTCATCAAATATTTGCCACGAATTTGTTCTACCGTCTCTTACGGCTGCCATTTTTAAAATTGGCTGTTCACTTCCTTGTTTGATAAAAAATTCCATATAAAATTTAAATTTTCAAATATCCATAATTAACCGTAACATTTGATGCCGTATTGTTTTGAATACCGAATACAAATGTATTTGTAGATGTACCTACAGGTGGTGACGCTGTGGATATTGCACCCGCAGTTCCTATAATCTGTGCAGGTATACTTGTTAACAATATTGGATTACCCGCTCCAGTATAATTCCACGCATACTGAACACCTATTACAGGTACATTAGAGTTACTTATGGTTACGGTTGCGTTATAAACTATAATACCATTTGGTATATTCCCAATAACCCATATGTTATACGTACTATTAATATCAAGAGTAAAACTGTAGTTATTAGTCCCTGGAGTCACCGTCCAACTACCTGTAACTCCCGATAAACCTGAACTTCCTGAAGTACCACTTGAACCTGAACTACCGCTAGTTCCTGATGAACCACTTGAACCTGATGTTCCTGATGAACCACTAGAACCTGAACTTCCTGAAGTACCACTTGAACCTGAACTACCGCTAGTTCCTGACGAACCTGAAAATTGTTCAGTCAATGCTGAAAAATAAATTTTATTAGTAATTCCTGATGCGTCTACATCATAGTTCACAATCGCCATCCAAGATTGTGGTTGTCCTGATACTGCTAATGGTAATTGGGATATTGGTAAATTTGGCATTTTATTTTATTTTATAAATATGTTTTTATAGTCCGTATTTGGATTTATCGGCATTATAGTTTTGTAGAACTTGGGAAGAGGTAAGTGCAGCAT